AAGCATCTTCATAGGTGGTTAGGTCTTCCTTCTCAGTGATTGCGTTGAATACCAGAGGTACTGTTATCTTATCTTCGTTGGCTTTCTCACCAAAGTTTCCTTGAATTACTTTCATTCCAGCTCCGATTGTTCTTTGACCATCTTATTTAAGTACCACTGAGCCTTCTGCAAGTCCTGTAGCCCGTTCTTGTAGCGCCACCTATGTAAATACTTTAGCACATTTCCCTCACAGTAGTCAACAATTCCTTCACCTAATTGTTGTTTAATGTAGTCTATGGCTTCCATACCGCCCTGATTGTAGTGTGGGGGTTTATTTACTACATCGTTCCACTCCTCAGGTGTAGGGTCAGCCCTAAGCTGCATAACGTCATTAATCTTCGACATACAAATCCTCCAACTCTCTAAATAGCTCCTGCTTGTCTATAAATCTATGCTCAAAGGCATCTAAAATGTCTTCAGCAGTTATGTCCAAGACTTCACACAGTAAGTCTACATCGTACTCCTGAAGGATTCGTTCTCTTAACTCATCAATTAGCATTGGCATAATCAATTAACTCTTGTGTTGTTGCTAGGGTAAAGTGCTTTAACCCCTCCTTATCACACCATTGTCCCATTGTCATCTTAGCGCCCTTCCTTACTTTCTTGTTGGGATCTGAAAGAAGAAAGACCAACTCTTGATCTTCCTCCAGACAATCCCTAATTGATTTATATTTAAGTGTGTCTCCTTCCCTAAAGAATCCCTTACACTCCACCAGCATCCAATCCTTATACACAAAGTCAGGTTTGTAATGTCTATGTACTGTGTAGGGCATATCAAAAGGCTCGTAAGCCATGAACTTTCTGGGCAAGGCTTCAGCAAACTTCTTCTCAAGACCTGACCTGTACCTTCCATAATTCTTAGAAACCATCTGGAACCTCTGATACGAATGGTTGTTTAACTACCTTTGTCAAGTACTTTGGCCCATTTGCGTAGATAAAAGTACGCAACTCTGGGTAACACTTTTCTCTGAATTGACAGTAAGAACAACCAACGCTTAACTTTCTGTTCCCAGACTTGCCGTCTGGTACGTCCTCGTAACAAAACTCCAGAGGCTCTGGCCCCTCTACGAGCTTTTTTACGTGCCGTATTCTTTCAGCTATGTCCCCCTTGAGGTGCTCATACATAGGATCAGACTCGTCGTCAAGATCATGCTCGCAGAAGGTTAGGTGTCCATTCTGCTTATCCATAGCCAGCCATGCAAACTTTCTCTCACCTTCTGAATGAGCGTAGGCTTTGATCTGATCTACATATCCAAAGGCATCGTCCTCAGGCACTCGGCGCTCCTTAAACTTCTTAAAGGCATACGTGCTGGCAGACTTAACGTCCGTCACCACACCGTCGATCTTGCAGTCCATGTGTCCTACAACGCCTTCAACCTCACACCTTTTCTGTTCACAGGTAACTTTATGTCCAGAGGCTCTAGTTAGGAATAAGACTAACTCCTCAATGACATGCCCGTACAGGAACTTTACTAGGGTGTGAGGCTGCAATTCCTCACCTTCAGTTCCGTGGTACTGATTCCAAAGATACTTGTCAGTCCTGCCTATGCTTGACAAACGCAACCTCCGCGTATCTTTGGGCCTGTCCTTCTTAAACTCAGTCCTCATGAGCTCTTTAATTGATTCCCCGAATGTTTCTATCTCTTTGTCTATGTCTACCCCGTCAGCAACTTCTTTGGTAGACACCAAGCCATAGATGTCTTCTATTAGTGTGTCTGTGCCCATGTCTTTCCTACCTTATATTCTCCGTCCAGAGGACAGTTAAGTTTCCATTCAAGACCCGCTGCCTGTATACAGGACACGGCCAGTCTCCCAAAGGTATCTGTACGCTCATTAATAACTTCAGCTTGTATCTCATCGTGAATGTTACCAACAAACTTATAGTCTATACCCCATATTTTACCATAGTCATCCAGAAGTGTCAAAGCTTTTTTCATTACTAAAGAACCTGCTGACTGTAGCAAGGTGTTTAGAGCGGAATGTTCAGATCTGACTCCGAGTTTTCTACCGTCAAGTCCAATGAGGTATCCTCTTCCAGCTGCTTCAGATACTCTCCCTTTAAGATCAGCGAATGATGGGAGATTATTGAGGAAAGATTCTCTAAGCTGTTTGCCAGCTTTTCTTCCTCTTCCAACCACTGTCCCAAGCTTCTCATCTCCCGCTCCGTATAGTAAGGCATATATAAAAGTCTTTGCTTGATTTCTTGATTCAAGTCCTGCAAGTCGTTGGTTAGCAGTGTGTATATCTCCGTTAATGATTTCATTTGTGTAGTCCTCGTCCTTCATGTAGTGTGCCAACATACGTAACTCAAGACCACTAGCGTCACAGCCTACAATGCTGTAACCCTCAGGTGCAGACCAACAAGATCTACACTCATGACCATACGGTGAGTATACCGCAGGTACTTGAGCCATGTTAGGGCTTGAGTGTGTCATACGGCCTGTTACAGCGCCATTAGTGTTTACGTAACCATGTACTCTACCGTCATCCTGAACAGCATCCAACCAGCTCTGTACTTGAGCTACACGCTTCTGGATCATAAGGTATTCGGCTATGAGTTTTGCTTCAGGTATATCCGTCACAGTTTCTAAAACTGATTCGTCCACAATGGGTTGTCCCTTCTCAGTGAAAGTCTTAGGCTTCCAACCGAACCACTGTAAGTACCTGCCTATCTGCTGTCTTGATCCTAAGTTAAAAGGGGGATAGTCTATACGAGAAAACCAGCCAGCCACATTCTCAGACTGATCCCCCAGAAACTTTAGACCAACCGCAGAGAGCGTACCGTCCTTCTTAATCTTTGGAGTAACTTCCTTAATAAAAACAGGCAACGGTAAAAAAGTTTGTTGTACATTTTCTTCAAGCTCATATTTCTTCTCCTTCAGTAAGGCTAATAAATCGTTAGTGTGTTTAGCATCAATCAACCAGCCATTCTTAACCTGCTGCTGAATGATCCTCTGAACGTCATGCTCAAGCTTTACGGACTCTTCACTGAAACCTACCAGCTCGTCCTGTAAGCACTCAAGAACACGCACAGTGACTGCTACGTCCTGCTCACAGTATCTGACCATCTCGCAGCTTAACTGTGACCAGTCCTCATGGTCGCCTTTGGGGAAGCCTAAACGCTCACCCCACTGGCGTAGGCTGTGACCAGCTTCTCTGGATGGGTTGGCTAGTCTTGACAGGACTAACGAATCCATAAGCTCGTACCCAGACCAATCAACATCCCACAGTTTAGACATAACAGGATAGTCAAACCCTATGCCGTTGTGGGCTACAATCCTCTGTACGTCCTGATCCGCTAACTGTGCCTTGAATGTCTCAGCATCGTACACAGTGTCAAACAGATTGGTCGCACAGCACCAGATCTTAGTGGGGTCAAGACCGTCAGTCTCAATGTCAAGTATCAGCGTTTTGTTTAATAAGTTCATGTATTGGTCTCAGCTCATTAATCGGCACGTTGTAGCAGTCCGACTTTACCTTCCATCCATTAGAAGAGTCAACAGTTCCCTTCTCCATAAAGGTTGCTTTGTCAAAGTATTCGCTCTTTGGCAAGAAACCTAAGATCCATCCTACAGTCATGTCGTTACGTACCCTAGTGAATACGTATACGTCACACTTCTGTTTAGTATTTAAAGCAGTGATTGAACATTCATAGTCAAGCTTGGGTGGGAAACCTGTACGCTTTGACTTTACGTCAATCGTTATATCTCCTTCTAATATTATATCATAGTCATACGTGTTAGTCCAACCGCACATTTGCTCTTGTTCCTGCAAATAGTCATGCACTAAACCTTCACCGACAAACCCTACTAGATTACCAGCACCATTCGTTACTGAGTTCCTAAGGGTTCCCATCTCCATTGACTTCTCATGCGCTGCCGTCATGATGGGCGTTGTCACTACCCGCTCTATAATGTCATCGTAACTAGAAATCACCGTTAATAACCTCCGCTGGTTTGTTTGTCTCTAGCATACGTCCAGTCACTTTGTCGTACTTCAAGTAACACGCTGGGCCTGTCAAGCCAGTGTAGCGATTCTTTAGCACCCTGAGTGTGGTCGTATTGCGTACTGCTTCGTCGTCATGCTGCTGATCCCTCTCAAGACCCAGCACAATGTCCGACAACTGAGCGATGGCCTGTGACCCTCTGAGTTCAGACAAAGAGATCTTGCCACCGTCCTCATGAGCCTGACCGCTGCTGCGTTTGAGGTGACTGACTAAGAACAGACCTACGCCTAACTCCTGAACCAAAGTCCTGAGTTTTGTCATGATTGCGTCTATGTTCTTGCGCTCGTCACCGCCTTCCTGACTGCTAACTACAATGGATAAATGGTCTAAAATTATCCACTTACAGTCCATAGCTTTAGCTAAGTATCGGATCTGTGACATCAAGGTGTCCTCACCCGTAGACCCCCAGTGATCCAGCAAGTAGAATCTATTGGATCCTAACGTGCTGTCCCAGTAAGGCTTGAAGCTGAGTGTGTCTGCGTCTTCGTCTAAGTGTAGTGGCTTGTTAGCCGCCATTGACATAAGACCGAGCGTAGTGCGGGACAAAGACTCCTCAAGGGCTAGTATGCCTATGTTGTCCTCAGTGGCATTGAACAGGAAGTATTCAATCTCCTTGACAAGCTGAGATTTACCCATACCACTGCCTGAGGTGATGGTGACAAGCTCAAAGGGTCTGACGCCCTTGACAAGCTCGTTAAGACCTGCCCACGGATACGGTATGGACTTAACCTTGCGTGAGTTAATGAGATGATCCCAAGTCTCAGAACCTGCCACAATGCCGTCAGGTCTGTGTACCTTAGCGTCCCACCATGCCGCAGTGAAGTCTCGGATCTTGTTAGCCACAAGCATCTCGCTGGGGTCTTTCATGGGTAGCTTACAGATCTTCAGCTTGTTGGGGCTGAACAGCGCCTTAATGCTCTCTGTGGCTATCTCACCAGCTTTATCGTTATCAAAGCACAGAACAACATTCTCATAGCCCTCAAGAAACTCTAACTGCTCTTTGACCTCTTTGGCTGCTGAGGCTGCACCAGTCCGTAGGGACACCACGTCCCACTTCCTGTCAAACATCTCGGACACTGACAAGCAGTCTAGCTCACCCTCAGTGATCGTTATGTACTTGCCTCTACCTCTGCAAGTGTCCTGACCAAACAAGCCCATATTGCTGCCGTAGCTGCCGTTAATGAGAAACTGTTTGTCCTTGACTATACGAACTTTGGTGCATACAACCTCACCTGTGTTAGCGTCTTTAAAAGGGTAGTGATGCTTTGCTATCTCACCCTTCTGATCGTACTCTACACGCACACCGTACTTCTGGCATGTGTCCTTAGACAGTCTTCTGTCTGGTATTGCTGCTATAATTCCTGTCATTTCCGTTACCATCACCTTTTTATAGGTTCCATTTGTAAATGAGGAAGGTTGTACCGAAGTGCCGGTAGCAGGTTCAAAGTAACCACAACCTGTGCTGAAACAATAAGCATGGCCGTCTGAGTATCTGGCTAGATTGTTCCTGCTACTGCACTTTGGACACTCCTCATGCCGTGTAAACTTGCTGTCTGACATGAGAAGCTACTCCTTAGAATTCGTCGGGGGTTGAACCACCCTCAAAATCCGCCAGTTTTAAGACCTTTACTCGGTCAAGGTATGTTGACGTACCGTGTACGGGGTGAGGCTTGCCAAAGCTGTACACAATGCGCACATGGGATCCTCTGGTAACGTCACCTTCAAATTCCGAACCGTCTTCGTTAAGGATTGGTACGTTGTACTGGCTGACAAACTTACGTTGTGCCGTACCTTCGTAGTCCTTCAGCTTAACACCGTTACTCTGTAACGCTTCAGCAACGTCCTCTGGCAAGCCTAAGGTCAAGGTGTACTTGCCTGTGGACTGTCCCTGCCAGCTATCGTGCTCCCGCAGTGATTGAAAGGCCACTGTACCTTCAGCAATGTATTTATTGTTCATACAAACTCCATTAGTAGTTATCTTCAAAGTCATAGTCCTGTTGGACATACTTAATTATACCATCTCCAGCCGAATAGT